AGTTTTTGCAGCGCTTTCAGACGCCGCAGCCGCCGACGCGCTCGCGTCCGCCGCTGCAGCGCTTTCAGACGCCGCAGCCGCCGACGCGCTCGCGTCCGCCGCTTCTGAATCAGCCATCACCTGATCGGCAAGACTTTGCAGGGCTTCGAAATCGAAATTCTTAAAGGAGTCGACTGCATCCGCAATTACGGTTTCCTGCGACTGATAGTAGCGCAAAGTTTCCGCAACATCTTGCGCCAGGCCATCGACGGTCAGCGAGTCGCTTAACAGGATCGCGTAGTCAGTAGACGCTACGACAGCGCCGTTTGTGGTAATTGCTTTAATTTCAGTGTCACTGACCACCTTGTTCACGACAGCCATTTGAATTGGTGACGACAAAAACATAATCGTCGCGCCAGGGCGAATTAGCGAAAGCGATGATTGCCATTTTGTGCCAGTCCCGGTAACGGTTCCGTCCGCGGCTAGTGCTGCCTTGCCTTCTCTGTATAGTGCCATGTTTTTAATCCTCTTTGGTTGGTTGAGTAGCGCAAATATAGCATCAATGAACAGAAAAAAAAAGGAGCTTTTCGGCTCCTTTAGTTGTTAAGTTAGAACGGGATATCATCATCGAAATCCATGCCTGGATTCCCGCCGCCGCTTTGCGGTTTAGGCGCTTGCTGCGGCTTCGGTTGTTGAGGCTGCCCCCACCCCGATTGCTGATTGCCACCGTTTTGATTCGGTTCGCGCTGGCTGAATTCGAGTTGCGGCATAATCATTTCGTTGTGGCTGTAAATTGTGCCGTTGTGCTCGCGGCTCACGTTCTGAAGCGTCCGGCAGGTGATACTGATCACCTTATTCATTTGCAGCGCTTCATCGTACCACTTAATCATGCTTTCTTTTGCAAAGAAAACAGCGCGGTAGTTCGTGTAAATTGTTTCGTCCTCGCCATCACGATTGCGGATCTTCATCCGCTCCGACAGGTCTACGGCGTACATTTTCCACGGCCCGTTGTTATTGCTGCCTTCCTTGATGTACGGTTCTTTTCGGATTACACCTGTTACAACATGCATTGTCATTCCTATGGGGCGGTTTACCGCCCGGCTAAATTAGTTGAAAGATGAGATATCTTGCGCTTCTGGTTCGGGCTTTGATTCTACCTTTTCCGGATCCCGTTTAGCAACCTCTTGCGGTTTACCAGGGTTAAAGCCGTTCGCCGGGGTGACTTTCAGTTCGGCCTGGCGTTTGGTGATATCGTCTTCCGTCATTTTCCATTCCGCAGGCGTTAACGTTTGTTTCGCCAGCTTATAGATCTCACGAAGCGATTCGAGATCTTCGCACGCGTCAATGCGTTTTTTGAAGTCTTTCGGCGTCATCTTTGTAATTTCTGCATCATCATCCGCCTGTTTGATTCCAAGCGCTGCGGCCAGCGCGTAGCGGCGGGCGTAAGACGTTGTTGAGCCGTATGCTTGTTCGACGGTTTTACTGATCGGCATGTTGTACTGAAACGCCATGAACTCACCGCTTTCATGCAAGAACATCGTTTCGAGGTGCATAACCTTTTCGGTGCTGGTATCCATCATGGATTGAATGACCATAATTTTGTTCTTCTCCAGTGCCGGGGAAATAGCGTCGAGGATATCACCAAGATTCGCATAGGTGTTCCCAAGATGGTTGTTCTTCCCGCTTTTCTTTGCGGCCACGAAGCCAGATTTTGCTTTGATTAATGCGGCTGCAATTGTGGTGAATTTTTCAGATGTACGCATGATAAAGTTTCCTTTTCCTGATTGGTAATGCGCACTATATCACAAGTGCGCACCAGTGTTTAGCTATTTGTGCCGTATACGTCCGGGAACATATATTTCACAAACTGCGGAGTAGGCAAAACGACTTCCGCCGCGTTTGACTCATATGATGGCCATGAATCATGCTTCACGCATTCCGCATACTGATGAATCACGCTTTGATACTGCTTGCGACCGATCTCGATCTGCTGGCTGGTCAGGGTGAACGCCAGCGGAGCAAACGGTGATTTTTTCTCCTGCGTTAGCAGTCTGACAACTACCGGGCGTTTTTCGTTGTAGGTCTTCACGAACAGATCGCGCTGCAATGCCATCTTGAGATAGTAACCCAGGTTGAAAGCGAGCCTCCCGAAATCGTCCGGCTTGGAAGATTGCGTGGTTTTGTAGTCGGTAATCACCACGACCTCGAAAACTTCATCCGGGTTGAATCCCCACTCCTTGATTAGTTCGGGATCGGAAACAACGTCAACATGATCGAGTCGAACCTTAACCTTGACGCCGAAGATCTCACCGAAGATTGACAACTCACGCTGTGCGGTAGGCGATTCGATACAGGCGGCGTGTCGCGGGTTAGCCAGCATAACGCTGCGCATCTGAACAACGGCATCGAAATCAACATCCTTAACCAGCTTACGCCCGGAGTTCATCGCGGCGCTTTCGTCGCACAGTTCAATAGCCCACCAAACATTTACGTCAATCCCGGCGCGATATGCCATTTCCAGAAGTTCCGGGTAATCCTTGTTGGACGTCCCAATCAGGCCACACGCTTTCAGCTTCGCAGACAATGCCGACTTCGACGTAATCAGATCTTTAACCTCGCCAGGAGAAGTCGCCCGTAGGTACTCACCATTAAATTTTGCCGTCTCAAGCATACAGGTATGCGAACAGGTTCCGAACGCCAGCGCGGCTGTTTCCTCGCGAACCTTGAATTTCCAATGCGCCGGTGATGTTGCGTAAATCTCGCCGAGGCTTGAGCCGCTAACGTATTCCGCGCACCAGGAGCTAGGATCGTGATATTGCTCGTTGGTCAATTCACTGTTTGTGTATGCCCTGAAAATTGCTTCAGCCATTGGTATTGCTCCGTTTGTTGTTTCGTTGCGTTAAGTATACGCATGACGTTTTCAGGTGCAAGGCAAAAAGTGCTATTCGCAATTGGTCAAAAAATGAGCGAAATTTACGTAAGATTTAGTAAGATGCATCTTACTTGATTTTCTCCATATATTTCATTGAGTTAACACAAATCGGTAAGATGGTAAGATCCCCATAGGTAAATATTCTTGAAAAATCTGGCGCGGAATCAAGCGAAAAAAGACACGTACCCCGGAGAAATCTTACCAAGATAAATATAGAGAGATAGAACAATAATAATAATATTATTATTTATCATACACTTACTATCTATATATGGTGGATAATTGGTTAAATTTTGCGCGAAATTTACGTAAGATGAATCTTACTAAATCTTACCTAAAGTGGTCGACCAGTTGGTAAGTGCCTGAATTCCAGGTATAAAAAAGGTAAGACTGATTTGCTCAATCTTACCTAAATTCAGGTTAATATTTAATCATAGTAGCGATGATGCCTTGTACAACTTGCGTTCAAATCCGAGCTTGAAGTTATCACCGTTCGGAACGATAACCTTGAGATCCCGATCGTCGGCAGCCGCCAGCATATCCCGATCTCCACGACGGCAAACCACCCGCATTTCCCGTTTTCCCTCCCCTCCCTTGCCTTTATACCTGTACGCCACGATCTCGGCGTTTGAAGGAATGATGCAGGCCCATACGTCACACTTAAACGCACTCGCGATATTGAAATGCATCGCCTCAATCCAGGATCGAGCAAGGTAAATCGGCCCGTTACCGTCGTCGCTCTGATTGGTCACTATCACCGATCCGAAGGTCAGATCTCCAGCTAACATCTTCTCCCTGCCTTCTTCATCAATGAACAGGATATTGCAATACTCATCATCCAGCCAATCTTCATGCACGAGTTGCATCGGTAGCGCGTGAATTAGCTCCTGCCTGCCGTTCTCGTGAGTTTTTACGCCAACCTGATATGATTTGATATGCTCATTTTCAATGCCCTCACAGAGCGTTACAGGCGTGCTATCGACGGCCTCCGTTCTGTTTAAAACTGCCAGCACTCTTTCATGATCTGCCATCTTGCCGTAGTCGTACCCGTTATCGCGAGTAACCTGCTTGTTGCGCTTAACTACGTACTCTTGCGGAACCTTGCCGAGATAGCGCCCAAGAATGTTTATGCATTCGCTATACGGCTGGCCGCTTAACTTCATTAACCAGCCGATCCCCTTATCAGCACCGCAGCCGCCGCAGTATGCGCCGCCGTCGCCGCGCGTTTCTAACTTGTCAGTCCAGCGGAATCGGTCTTTGCCGCCGCAGTTCGGGCAGTCCTGGTGCTTGCCGTTGAAGTATCGAGAGTGGATGCCGCAAATGTTCTGCAACGCTTCGCGCCACATGCCAGCCATGTACGGCAAAACCTCTTTTTCATCGTAAAAATCCACGTCGTTACCTCCAAATAAAAAACGCCTACACGAGAATGATAACCCGGCAGGCGTTTAGTGTTTAGACAAATTGTGCTATCGGACTACGCGGAGCATTTCCCGGCGGTCGCATCGGCGCGTCACTGGCTTGCCGTTGCTGTCAAATCTTAAATCTGGTCGGCAGAATGAGGCGCGGAAACCTTTGCAATTGTTCCGGCGGTAGCTCTTGTGTACGAGATAAGCGCCATCGGCTGAGATCATGCCGCGCTTACGCCACTGCTGAACAACCTGGATGCTAACCCCCAACTCTTTTGCCGTTCCCGCTATACCGCCGAAGGCATCAATAACCAGCTCCATCCGCGCAGCCAACCCGGCGCGAACCTCATCCTTCAGCACGTAGTAACCAGTCGGTCGCTTGCGTTTCTTCTTATCTTTCCCGCGCGATGTTCCGTTATTGCCGTTCAAGGTTCGCTTATCAATCTTTGCCATTTGTTCCATAATTTAACCATCATAGCATTTTTTGTTAAACATGATAAAATGTTCACTGTATTATACACGCAACTATGCGAATGACAAATTAGGATTGCCCATGCTCACAATTGAACAACAAATTGAAGCCTACGCAGACAAGATCCCGCTAATACAAAAGCGGTTCACCGTCGGAAATATCGTTCCTTACCCGTATCAGGCGGTTGCGTATATTGAGACCGCGAAGCGGATCGCAAAATATGAACATCCTTTTTACATTAAGGCTTCGGTTTCCGCCGGGAAAACCATCATGATCGCCATGCTCGCGGCGCAGTGCAAGGCAATGAACTTACCCATGATGGTTCTTGCTCGCCAGGCCGAGATCGTTAAGCAGGATTCCGAGGAGATCAGTAACCTCGACGTTCCGAACTCCGTTTATTGCGCCGGGTTAGGCACGAAGGCCGCATACTTCCCGATCGTCGTCGGATCTGAAGGGACGGTGGTTAATGGCCTGTTTAAAATGCTGGGCGACTACGTGCCTTCAGTTCTGGCCATTGACGAATGCCACCAGGTTGACTGGCAAGATCTGGCGGAAGCGATCGCCAACAATGAATCGTTCGAGTACATGAGCAGGCCGAAAGATAAGCCGTATCGCGTGAACGGGGAATTGGTCGATGCCGACCACCCATACGACGAAAAATTCGACGACGTAGAATTCGGCGGCGGTCGCACGCAGTACACCATCGTCATTTGTGAGTTAATGCGGAGGTGCCTTGAGAAGACAGGGCGAGAACTTCGCATTGTAGGCTATACCGGATCTGAGTTTCGAGGGGTGGTTCCCATTTTGCAGGAAGACAAGACGCAGCCTGGATTCTGGCGCGAGCAGATCACCGACATTAACACAAACTATCTTGTCGAGTTCGGTTCGGTAGTTCCCACCATCTTCGGTGACACCGAGGCAGATGGGTTGGGTTATGATCTTTCAGAATTCCACGGCTCCAGTCAGGACGGTACGCAGGATTTTAGCGCGGAAGAATTGCGCAAGATGGAAAAGAAAATCCATGAATCCGGCGAAATGACGAAGCTGATCATGCAAAAGGTCGTGGAGCGTGCGAAAACCCGAAACGGCGTTCTTATTACTTGCGCTGGCCAGCGGCATTGCAAGGAAGCGGCAAGCTACTTACCGCCGGACGCAACATACGCGATCATCACCGAAAAGACGAACTCAAAGAAACGCGGCGAAATTTTGGATAAGGCGAATCGCGGGGAGATTAAATACATCTTCCAGGTGATGGCCCTAACCACTGGCGTTAACGTTCCGTTTTGGGATTTTTCGGTGATATTGCGCAAGATCGGATCGCTTACGTTGCTTATTCAGCTTTTGGGGCGCGGTATGCGACTGTTAAAAGACTGGCAAAAACAGCCACCTTACTCGTGGGTGAAGGAAGACCATTTAGTTTGGGACTTCGCCGGGACTATGGACGATTTGGGCCAGCTATATTTCGATCCGATTCTTGAGCAGGCGCAATACCAAAGACGCAAGAGCAGCAAGAACGGCCCGAAAATTTGCCCGGTATGCAAGGGAGAAAATAGCGAGTACGCCCGCCGATGCATCCACAAAGACAGCAACGGTAATCGTTGCGAATACTTCTGGATCTCGCAGCGCTGCGAAGACCAGAAAGACCCGCGAACAGGGAAGATTAAGGTAAAGGGGTGTTACGCTGAAAACGATATTGTTGCTCGCCAGTGCAGATGCTGCGGGGTGCAGCTTAAAGATCCCAACGACAATCTCACCGGGAAGCACTATACGCAAAATGACTGGTATGATGTTGTCGGGTTCGATATCGGCTTGACTCGCAATCAGTCCGGGATAATCTTCAATTACGTGTTGCTGAACCATGACGGCGAGCGATTCACCGCAAGGGAAAAGTTCTTCCCTGAATCAGAAAATCAGATTTGCGGCAAGTTGTGGCGGCAAAAGGCAGTCTTCCAGCACGTTAGCGACGCGGTAATGCGCGGCAAGTTGGGCGGAATGAAAAATGCGCGAAAAATCCTTGAGAATGCGCATTACTTCCGAGCGCCGAAGCGCGTAACGCATCGCGTTAACGGTAAGAAGGAAGATATTATTTCACGCAAAGATTTTGGAGACGAATAGTGATTACTGATAAAGGTGATTATCTCGAATACTACGGCGGGCCTGTAAAGGCTTGCCCGCTTGAGAAAATCGATCAGATGAATAGCGTTTCGTGGCTGCGGCACGAATACCCTGATTATCTGTTCTGGCATACGGTTAACGAAGGGAGTAAGCACAAGGCGAGCGCGGTTATCGATCATCAAATGGGGTTGCTGAAGGGCGTTAGCGACATTCTGATCCTGATTGGGTTCGGTGGTAAATACCCGTTCGCAGCCATTGAGCTAAAGCGCCAGGGTAAGGCGCAGGCGTCGCCAGTGAGTAATGAGCAAAGGGAATTCCTTGCTGCCGTCCGGCGTCGCGGCGGATTCGCCGCCGTGGCCTATGGCTTCGAGCAATTCAAGATCGCTTTCTGCGATGCCATCAAATAGCACTTTTTGTTAAAACCGCCCGGCGAAAGCTGGGTATCATTCTCCCATCGAAACGAAGAATGGAGTGTTGAAAATGAAAAAGATGCTGGCTTTAGTTGTTCTGTCTCTTGGTCTTATTGGTTGCAGCGAAAAACCGAAAACATACGTTTGCGGTGATGACACAGCAGAGGTAACGCGTGACTACATAAAATTTGTAAAAGGCAAACATGCTGGCGATATAATAGATGGCATCGGTGACAACAAGTATAAGCTGTTTACGCCATTTGGTTTCGCTTATTATACGGTCAACGAAAACACCATTGATATTACGCTTGGAACTGTTCACCATACCTTAACCTGCGAGGTTAAATAATAATGGCAAAAGATATCGCAGACAAAGAAACTCATGACGCATTCATCACGTTTGAGCAATTGGAGCACGAAACGTTTATTGGCAATGCCCTTGCTACTGGCGGACACTATCAGGCTGTCAGGCCCGACAAGTTTTACCAGGTAACAGGCAACCGATACGCCGGGAGCAAAACGCCTGATATCGTGCGCGATAAGTGGGCGACCGATCGCAGCCTGATCGCATACATGGAAGAGCGTTATGGCCCTTACGACCTAGACGCCGCCGCAGACCAAAGCAACGCAGTTTGCCAGAAGTTCTACGACGAAAAAACAGATTGCCTTAAACGCTGGTGGGTAAAAAACAAGCACGTTTGGCTGAATCCGCCTTACTCGTTTCCAGATCCGTTTATTCTCAAGGCCATTGAGCAAATGGAGCACGACAACCAGATCGACATTCTGCTACCCGGCGACAATTCTACTGCCTGGTTCCGTGACGCGCAGAAGATGGCCGCCGAAATTATCTGGATTGTTGCCGATGTTGAAGAGGATGGTGACGGGAACCAGTTAAGCCGATCCGGTCGCCTCGCATTCATCAATGGATTAAGCGGGAAGCCAGTCGACAACAACAATAAAGGAAGTGTTATTTTTATCATGCGCAAGCTCAAGTCGGGAGAGGAGCAAAAGACGCTTTACATTCCGGTAAGCGAGATTTGCCCGTCATTAGCTAAAAAGCGTATGCGCAAACGTGGGATCTGAAAAAATGGAACAGATAGAATCTTTCACCGAGTATCTTCGGATCGTGGTTGAATTGCTGGACAAATACGGCTTCATTGGGACTGATGAGGAAAAGTTAGCCTTTGCTGACACCATCGACGGAACCTACATGGAGTTCATGGACAACGGAATCCCGGTCGCTGACTGGCCAGAAATTCTTGAACGAGAATTGATTGAGTTTAAATCACATGAAGGCGCGGAATATTTCGCAAAACAGCACTAATTGCTAAACAATACCCGCCGCGTGCGGGTATTATTACCCCATCAACCAATCAGGAGCAAACGCCATGAAAACAAAAACCATTGCAGACACCATCAAGATCGTACCAGTAAAAGCGCAAGTAGTATCGCGCCACCTGGTGAACCTTTCTCGCCTGTGCATGGCCGACTACATGGCGAACCCTTCAGAGAATGGCCTTGATGGTGTGGTCGGTGAGATTTATTTTCGCGCCGGGTACGGCCTGGAAAGCGTTGCCAGGTATGAGCAAATGGCCGAAGGTTTTTGCATTTACGGTGACGAATGATGATTGTCGAGACTGGTCGCGCTGCCGTATGGCAGCACGCTAAAGAAGCAGGAATAAGTGATGATATCGTGAAGATCGCAAAGCATTTCGATATCAAAGATATATCAATTATTTTTGGTGGGAAGCTCACATATCTACACGAGCGACCGGTGAAGCGCACGCGAATAGCAGTAGCAACGCGAGCGGAGGCGGACGCGCTGAAGATGTTCATCCACGAGTCGAAGCAGCAGAAGAAATATTACAAGTAGCGGGGAGGTGAAGAATGCGATATATTGCGATCTTATTTACGGCGATCCTGTTTACGATCGCAATCTTTAACTACGCAATTCAATTGGGATAAATTATGTCACCTAAAATCACAGACGAAGAATTTTTATCCGCCCGCGAGGAAGGTAAAACCTACCGCGAGATCGCGGAAGAGTTCGGCATGAACATTCGAAGCGTTGAACGTCGCGGCGTTCGCCTGGCACGACAAGGACACCTACACGGAAACGCCCACGTTGCGAAGCATATCCCGGACGGCTTCGGCGTCAAAGGCACGTCGACGATGATTCGCGCGGACGGCTCCGAGGTCGTTCGGTGGGTTAAGTCGGAAGTAGACCGCGATCGCATGGTTGCGCTTATGGAGGCAGCGCAGGCGGCTTTCTGCGAAGACCTTCCGCGAGCCGAACCGCAACCGCTGGATGAATCGAAGTTCTACATTGAGGATCAGCTTGCCCTATACCCGATCTTCGACTTGCATATCGGGGCGATGGCGCACAAGCACGAATGCGGCGAGAACTATGACACCAGCACGGCTGAGAAGGTTCTAAACCGCTTCTTTGATTATTCCGTTTCGGTGGCCCCGCAATCACAAAAGGCGGTTTTGTTGGTCGGTGGTGACTTCCTTCACAGTGACGGACTGGACGCAGTAACCCCGGCAAGCGGTCACGTTCTCGATCAGGACAGCCGGTACGCAAAACTTGTTTATGTTGCCATTCGTTCGCTGCGTCGCGCAGTGTCGCTACTGCTTAACAATCATGCAGAAGTTGAAGTGCAGGTGATTGAAGGCAACCACGACCAGGCCGGGATGATTTGGCTACGCGCAGCGCTGGCGGCGCTCTATGAGAATGAGCCTCGCGTTTTCGTTGATGTTAGTCCGGCGATCCTGCATCGCACCTTGTGGGGCAAAACCATGCTGGGCTATACGCATGGCCACACGATGAAAAAGCCGGAAACGCGCCTTTCTGCGATGGCTACCGACTTCCGTAAGGAGTTCGGCCAGTGCGACTACATTTACACGCATTCCGGCCACTGGCATCACCAGACTGTAACGGAACACTCGTTAGGCATTGACGAAGTGCATGGCCAGTTAGGCGCAAAAGATGCCTACTCCGCACGCGGCGGATGGCGTTCATACCGCCAGGCTGCGGTGATTCTGTACAGCAAAGAATATGGCGAAGTAGGCCGCTTTATCTACCGTCCTAACATGTAACCACAACGTCCCCGCGAGGGGCCAACAAGGAAAACCGATGAATAGAAATATCTGCATTTTCGATCTCGATGGCACGATTTCCGACGGAACCCACCGTTTGCACCTGCTGCCAAAAAAAGATCTCCACCTTACAGAAAGTTGGAGCGAATTTAATGGTGCGTCAATTGGAGACAGCCCAATCCAAAGCACTATTGACGTGGCGAATGCGCTTTATCGATCCGGAATGACCGTTATCATCCTGACTGGCCGATCCGATGAGGTGAAGACCGAAACAATGATTTGGCTTGACCGCTACGGGGTGAAATATGACAGCCTAATCATGCGCCGCGCCAGCGATAACCGTAAAGACACGGTAATCAAGGAGGAGGAGTTACGCAAAATCGGACTTGATCGCATTGTTGCAGCGTGGGATGATTCCCCCAATGTTATTGCGCACTTGCGCGGCCTGGGGATCACGACTTACCAGGTCTGCGACTACGGCGACAATCTTCACGATCATTTAAAATCACACGGAGTAGACAAATGAAAAATGTAATTATCCTCAACGGAGCGCCGGGCATCGGAAAGGACACTATCGCGGAAATCATCTCGCGGAAGTGGCAATACAAGAACATTAGCTTCAAACAGCCGATGTTTGCCATTGCTCGTGCTGTGCTGGGATCGGCTGATTTTGCACGCTTTACTGCCCGATATCACGACCGCAAGCACAAAGAAGTGAAATGCGATTTTTTGGGCGACCGTTCTCCGCGTGAATTCATGATTCACATTAGCGAAAATTTCGTCAAGCCGACCCTTGGCAAAAATCAGTTCGGCAAGTTGCTTTGCGATTCAGCGCTAACTTCGCCGTTTAACTGCATCGTCAGCGACGGCGGATTCGATGAGGAGGTGGAGCACGTCGCAGCGCATGAGGCGCTTAACGTGTTTGTCGTCCGCCTTCATCGTGACAGCATGACCTTTGAGGGTGATAGCCGCAAGCATATTCGACGCCCGGATCTTATTTGCGACACTTACCATGAACTCGATTTTGATATGACCACTGGCGAGCCGGAAGACGACGCGCAAAAAATCCTTGATATGGTGTCAGATGTTGCATTAAAATTATAAAGTTAATGCCTTTATTATCATCACCTTAACTATTGGGAACCTTGATGGGTTCCCTTTTTTTTGTTCTTAATTTGGCCTAATGCATATATCATCACCTTACCATTTAACTAACAGAGGTTGCATATCATGCGAGAATTCATCAACGCGGCAACCAATAGCAGCGGTGGCGTTGCCCTCGCGGGATCTGCAACCGGGCAATTAATCATTGCTGCCATTGGTTTATTTTTCATGGTTCTATTCGGCTCCTTCGGCGCGTGGTTGCGCTGGCGAGATTCAAAGGCGCTTCGTGAAGCGCTGGAAGCCGGGGATATCAAAACGGCGGTGAAGATCAGGAGTAAATAACATGGGGATTAAAACGCGGGTTACATTCGCGGCGGCGGTGGCGATCGCGGTCGCGTTCCTCCCCGAAGTGGAGGACACGAAATACAATGTTTATATGGATATCGCTGGCGTCCCGACAGTATGCGAAGGCATCACAGGCCCGGACGTTATCAAGGGGAAAACCTATACCCGGTCAGAGTGCGACGCGCTTTTAACCAAGCATATCCAGGTGGCGAAGCGAACCGTTGACAGAAAAATCAAAGTCGATGTTCCGGACACCTTCAGGGCGTCGATGTACAGCTTTACGTTCAACGCTGGCGGCGGCGCATATTCTGGCAGCACCATGCTGAAATTAACGAACCAGGGACGATTGCGCGAGGCGTGCGAGCAGCTATATCGCTGGACGTACTACCGCAACCCGAAGACGGGAAAGATGGAGAAGTCGAAAGGCTTGTATAATCGCCGGGTTCAGGAATATCAACTATGCATTAAGGATCTGAAATGAGCACATTAAACTTTCAACGAGCGCTGGCCATCGGCTTTATCGTGTGGGCGGCTGCCGTAGTTTCCGGTTGCGCGTCAAGCGTCCCAATCCTTTCCGATCTGGTTGGTAGCAAGCCGGATATGACGGCGCAAGTCGGCGCGGAGAACGTGAAACAGGCGGTTGGCGTGACGAACAAAACGGACACGTCGAGCAAGCAGGAGACCACGTTCAAAGAGTCGGCGGTAGGTAAGGTTGACACGTCGAACAAGAAATCTGTAACGACCTCCAGCATTCACGCCAACCAGATCACGGCGGACAAGATCGAGATCCGGAATGATGAAAGCGGAAGCCTGATTCCGTGGCTGATTGGTGGTGTTGGTGTTGTAATGCTGGCGATCGGGGTGTTCGGTCTTTGGCGTGAACGAAAAAACAAAGGGGCGTAATGCCCCTTTTTCTATATGTACCGTTTGACGTGCAATAGCGCTACTCCGTCTTCATCGTTAAGACCATGTTCAACCGTGTTGGTTGCGGCCATTCCTTGATAGAGCAAGATGAGCGCGGCACGCAAGTAATTTTCTGGTGTGATCTGTTTCACGCAAACAAGCCTGTGAACTTCCGTTATCAGATCTTCCACCTGGTTTCCCGAAAAGCTGTTCATCACTGAGTTGGTCAAGGTGCATCATCTCCCACATATATCGGTTATCCATCCCATCGAACGACCGGAAATCAAAGCCTATCTCCCTGTTATCCGGCCCCGTACACCACACAGCGCCGTTTTTTCCGTCAAGGTATCCATTCGTATAGCTTCGCGCTAAAAACTCCTTAGAGACCATTGAGGCGAACATGCGTTGCGACACGTTGGCGGCTTTTGCCAGGCGAGGCGCTTCGCGGTGCGTATAGACGAACTTCGCAAAATCCTGCCTGGTGAATTCCCGGCGAGATTCGCAGAACTTGTAAATGTCAAGAATGAACATCAATTACCTCATGAACGATGGGTTGATAAAGACTTCGGAATCCATCACGCAGATAAAGCCTAATTCCTCCATCTTCGGCAATAATCGTTCCTTAATCTTTTTGCTCACCCCGGCCTGGCCTTTGAAGATCTTCAGGTTGCGGCAGGCGTTATAAATTCCCTGTACGGTCATAACACCTTTTGCCTGTTTGCAACGACTGGCGATAACGTCATACAGCGCTTTAATTTCCGCTCCCTCACCAGCAAAGCCGGAAGAGTCAGCCGACGACAAATACGTTTTGCTCAATTCATGGAACATGATGATCGCTTCGTCAATGGTCGCCGTGTCGATCTTCTTCGAGCGCTTCCCGCCGGGTTGCCAGTTCCGGATCGTGTGAATCACGGACGCCAGACGCATAACCTGCTTATCAAACTTACCCATCGCGCCGCGAAGCATTGTATGCGAATACTTACCGCCGTCGCCTAACTCTGGTTCTAATTCCTGGCGGGCCTTATTCAGCCTCCGCATTGCCGCGTCAGTAACCTGCAACTTAACGTTTGATTCGCTCATAATGTCATGAATCAGCCGGAAGTAATCTGCCTTCAATGACTGGTCGATCGGCTCATATGTTGAATTCCCGTTTTCGTCGATGAACACGCGTTCACCTAAACGTGTTTGCTCACGAACCAAAAGGAAACGCTCCGAGACACCGATCCCGCGAGAGCCAGCCTGCATAATGGCGTCGATGGTTTCATCCTGGGCAATTACGCAAATGCAGCCCAAAGCAACGAATGACATATTATTGCTAACGTCGGCACGAGCGATCGATACGTGGCCTTTATCCCATGCTTTGAGCACCAGTTCGCTGTTCGTCTTCTTGCCGCCATCGTTGCCATACGTGATCCCCAAAAGGCTGTTAGCCGCCGTCGCCTCATCGGAAATAACGGCAAAGTTTCCCTGGCGGTTGTTAATCTTCGCCAGACCTTCCGGGGTGGTATCGGATACCGGGAAAGTTAGATCGCATAATTTTTCAAGTTTCTCTTCCAGTTCGTCACGATCTTCGAAAAGTTTCACCATATCAGATTGCGACAACTCACCTTTAAGCGCCTGCTTGTTGGCGGACAACTTCGCCATGATTTTCTTACGCTCTTTCTTGCGCGACTCGTTAATGCGCTCGACTTCGGCGACGATCGGATCGATGGCCAGCGAGTTAATGGCAGACTTACCAGCGGAAGGTGGCTGCGACGTGATGACGTAAAGTGTTGTCGGTTGCTCGCTGCCGTGGTACTCGACCCAAAATCGACCCATCATCGCTGCGGATACTGCTCCGATGAAATGCATGTAAACCGAAGATTCCGGGAACTGGATAGAGCGAGCAGCATTGAGCGCCAGCTTGCCGACAACATCATAATCATTTGCGATCGAGATCGTGGGGTACTTATCCGCGTTTACGTCGATATCTTTGGGCTTTGGCCAGAATGAAACGGAGTCACGATACCCGTTCGCACGAATCGCAACGCGCAGTGGACTGATCCCCTCCCTTTCTGCGATGGCGATAATATCTTGCGGTGATACGCGGTCATTTAAAAACATGCCCTTGCTCCTGATTGGTTAATCGTTCGGCTAATCATATGCCGTATTAAATCCGAGATCCAGTGATAATCTAAACACGCTTGAAAAACGCGCTTGGATTATCGGGGCGCATGGCCCCGAACCCGTCACAGGTATTTAGCTTCGAAAGTCGTTCCGTCCGATACACTGAAGCCAACCTCCTCGCGGTACAGCGTCCAGCGGCATCCGTCACGATCGAAGATGTATCCAGCAACCGCACCGAGCGCACGACCGCTTTCGACCTGGTAGCGCTTGCCGACGCTGAAGGATTTTTTCATCGGGTTGCTATGGTCAAGGCCGACGCATTTTAGCGTTTTGGTTTTGAGTTCGATGAACGTCGCAACCGCCGCTCCGCCGTCGCCAGCAATAAACAACTCGCCGCTAACGCCTACAGACAAAATAACGCGCTTCTTCTTCAGTTCGACGCTGTCATATACCATCATTGACACGTTGCCTTCATTGTCGACGCGGGCGGAATAAAGGTTGTTTTCATGGATGTTAACGGCATGGCTTGACGTGCATTTAATCTTGATTGACTTCGCCACTTATTTTCTTTCTCCCATCTCGATATACAGGTTAACCAGATCCAGAAAGTCAGCTTTATTTCTGCAACTCAACTTAAAGCCAACGTGCGACTCAATTTTATTTTGCATCGCATCCAGGGTTGCGCCTCCATTATTCATCATGAGAACTTCGCGGCATACTTCGGCGAGTTTTTGGGATATCATTTCTTCACCACCTTTATTTCCATGCCTTCGCAATCGCTCTTGATATCATTAATCAGTCGATTAAGCCTTAAATCAGTCATTACGTGGTGATGGCGGATATCAATAATCCCGGCAACAACTAACAGCATGACGGCAAGGATAAAACCACCAGGTCCGGACATACACAAAATAGTTAACATAATCAAGATAATAAATTTCATTTCCGTTTACTCCGTTGCGTTTCGATGTGGTAATGCTACCCGACTTTCGCCGGGTAGTTTTAGCAATTCGTGCTATTCTCGATAATTCGCCTGGAACACGGCGCGGGCAAAACCTCGCGGAGTAATGGAACGCAGCATTTTAGTCCTTTCTGACCTTCCGCCCAAAAACTTCCAGGCCCAAAAGAAATTCACGCCTTCTACTCCATCCGGCGGCGGGAGCCGTTTCGGTTCGACAAATCCGTTTCCGTGCCAAATGCACGTTTTCTTCGTGTAATTGTCGCAATGGGGCATCTTGGGATGCCAAACAGGCTCATCCGGAGAAACATAGCCGCCGAAGTCGCGCGGGTGAAAATAGAAGTCAGGCTTGCGCCATAGTGACGACAATTTTCCTACCGGATTTTCAACCATCCAGGGGCAACCATACTCGTTGCCCAGGCGTTCGACCATCTTCGCATCATCTGCTGCTGATAGAACGTCATTATCTTGCCTTACGTGCTTGATTCCGCTATGCGCTAACAGCGTGCATGACGGGAAAGCGAAAATGAAGTCAGGATCGGGAACGCCGAGAATCGATCGCTTCACGTCAAAATCCTTGTCAATCCAAATGTTAACATACTGGATATTGGGGTGAACCATTCGAATGCTATATTCTCCGTGGTCGCCGGAGTCGGCATTGAAGCAATACACCTTGCATCCCTTGATGGCCCACGGCAGGCCCATGATGCCTGAGCCGTCGAACATGCAGTAAATAACCTTGTCTGTCATGCCGTCCACCATTTTTCAATAAACATGCAGTAAAGGTTGATTGTTGCAGTTACGCTATCAATCTGAGCGCGTTTTAACACGCCGCCAGGAACAGTACCAACAACATAACCGCCATTGACAGCCTTCGTGATCGTGATCTGCGAATAACCGCACCCCCGATTCATGCGCATAACTACAGAGCCATTCTTCTTTAGCGCAGCAAGAATAAGGTTTGTTTTTGGTTTGTTCATTGTGTAACTCCTTAGTTTGTTGGTATGGGGACAGTATGCCACTATCCCGCAATGTTGTTTTAGCAATTCGTGCTATGCCGGAACGCAGGTCGTGTAATCCTGGGTGATGTAGATCGTGCGCTGAATCCTTGGTTCAGGCTCGCCGAGTTCCTGGATATAGACGTCGTTGCTGCCGACCCGGCACGGAACCGATCCGAAGATAAACTCGCCAGTCTGCTTGTCGTTGATTTGCCATACATTACCGCCCTCCTTTTTGACAACCAGGAAAGGCGCGTTGTCTGCGCTGAACTCTTCCGGGCCACGACCGTAGTAATACGTGATCGCAGCTTTAGCCGCAGCGCTGAAGGCATCGGTAACGTCATTGGTCGCCTTGTCGCGGATGGCCTTGATACGTTCTTCCGGCGATCCGATGATGTAGGAAAAGCTGTTCGAAATGGTAACTGTTCGCATTATATTTTAACCTCGTTTTGGTGGATGAAGTCGGCGACATAGTGGCATTCGATCGGATTCTCGATACCCGCCAGCACCTCGCACGACCCGTTATTCAGTAGCTGGCAATGCTGGCACTCCGCGCCGCCAACACTGGCAATGACAATAGCGATCCCGTTGCATGAACCGCCGAACATTCGATGAGGGAAGGGGCAAGCATCGCAGGTGCAAACCACCTCACCGGCTCGCCGTTTCCTCATGCCTGGCCCTTCTCGATGCAGAAAACCCAATCACGAGCGTCAACCGCAAAGCGTGCAACGCCGTCGAGCACCACGAAGACAGTAAACCCATTGACGCCGCGCCCCTTCTCGATATCGGTTACGGTGCGGAACAGATCGCTTGCGCCATATTGAATTTTATCCCCGACGACCACATCCGCAAATGCTTTCATGGTTAATCTCCTGACTGGTTTCGATGGGTTAACTATACCAGGCCTTTCGGCCCGGCGTTTAGCAATTCGTGCTTATTTCACTGCTTTCTTCGCTGCCTTGTACGCCTCTTTGAAAGCCGGAACATCTTCGACCGGAATCCAGAAGCCGGAGCCATACCCATCATCATAGCAAGGGCATTGGTCGCAGTAGTCGCCCCAGGTTTTCTCTTCGCCGCCGACAGAGAAGCCAGTGGCCATTTCGCATAATGCTTCCTCAACCGCTTCGATCTTGTCGGCGTCGCTATCCATGATAACGAAGTTCCACTTGCCGTTATACTCGCTGCCCAGGTTGATTGATTCGCGTTGAAGTTTCATAGCTTTAGCCCCTCTGGCTCAATTCGTTTCGTTGAAGTCATCATAGCAAAGTCGATCTGGTGGGTTTTAACAAAAAATGCTATTCCTGCGATTGCTGATTATTCCACCGATTCGGAATAGCGGAATAGATGGTGATTGCACCTGATTCCCTGGTGATTAGTTTTGACGAATCATGATTGCTTTTGATTGTTTCATTTTGTGCAACGGTTTTTGGAGTGTTTCAGGATTTGCAACGAATTGCATAAATGTATGAACCATGCACGCAATTTGCCGATCGAAGCCAGCAAAACGTCGAGTTGTGTTTCGCCAACATTTACGTCGTGTGGGAGTGTGGGGGAGGAATAATCTTACCTAAAATCTGCGCAAAAAATGACCAATATAAGCCCATATATAGATAGTAAGTATATGATAAATAATAATATTATTATTACTCTTTATCTTTATATATGTTTGGTAAGATTTCTCCGGGGAGGTCATGGATTCCTCTTGCGCAAGCCATAATTTTTAGATGTTCCGCCGCGAAAAAAAATGTATATAGGGATATATAGGGGATGACAGCAAATCTTACCAAACACGCCGAAACCCTTTGACGGCGCGGCCTGCGGCCTGTATTATCACCTTCCGAAACATCACCAAACGCCGTAAATGTGGGGGAAACACAAATGCAATATAAAGGCTATGAGTTCGAAGAAGTCGACGTGTCCGAGTGGATGCGGTACGACGCAGAAAAGCAAGCCGCTTACCATGAATGGCTGCAATCCATAACGTTTGGCGACGCCACCAGGCCAGCCGCGAGGAGCCAGGAATCCGAGAAGCCGGAAGGTGCATTCACTGGCAATCGTTCGTCCGAGATCCGGCGCATGTTCCTGGATGGTGGGCGGCGTATCCAGATGACTGCGGAGGAGTTCGTGGAGAAGTTCGGCGTTAATCCGGTCGACAACCATTTCCGCAGGCCGTTGCTTAAACTACTGGAGCCGGGAGAAGTGTTGCGAGTGAGCCTGGGGGCGGGGTTAATCTCCGTCTTTACCGAGTTCGATGCAATGACTGGCTCGCACCTGGAGGCTGAGGCGTACAGGCGGCAGGGAGCTATCTCCGAGCGGGAAAGGATTAAGGGTTTAGTGTCCGCTCTCGCCGTAGACTTCGCCGGGGATGCTCTGACCGGGATTTACAAGGCGAACTTGTTCGCGGCTATCGATCTTGGATTGACTGCCAGCGATATCAGCAAGCACTGCCAGCAATAGCACGTTTTGCTAAACGCCCGGTAACGAGATCGGGCATAATAGCCATACACCAAACAACGGAGATTCACCATGATTCGCACTACCAGGCCGCTACCCAATAACCTTTACGCCACGATTGGGGTTCGCGCGGTGAGACTGATTCACGTCAACGAAGTTGGCAACGTGGCTATTTTGTGGTTTAAGCGCCACTCAAGCGGGGTTGGCCTGAGTATTGAAAGATTCGGGCGCTTTAATGGCAACTCACAAACCCATTCCCATTGGGCGGATGGAACTTACCACTGGACGCACGTTAAGCACGTCGAGAACTTCGACGCCAAATCACTGAGCGACGACGACACCTGGGAGATGGTAACAGACCTCTTCGGGTATGATGCCTGCATGGAGGTAGTTGGATGATACGTTTATCAGACTTCGATCGCCACTGCTTAACCGGGCAATTCGGCGAAAAGCCAGTGTTGTGCAAGATCTCGAAGGTTAAGGGCGACCCCATCGAGCAGGTCAACACGCTTAGAGGCCTGGCTATGCGCAACCGCCTTTACATCCAGGCGCGCGGCGGGCTGTTCGCAAAGCAGGTTCATTTTGCGTATGGAACAGGGTTCTACACTGGTGGCGACGGGGTTAACACATCGCCGAAAAGGGTTAGGCGGCGCGAGATAATCGAACACGGCTACGTTTGGACTAACGGGATCTACTAATGGAAACAGTAACAGTGATTTGCACCCATGCGGGTTACGGGCCACTTATTCCGCTGTTCACGGTGGGTAAGGAGTATCAAGCCAGGTTCGCCCCCGGCCTGGATGAAGTCTGGATTTTGCAGGACGACAAGAAAACAACGGAGTTGGGAGAAAACTGGTTAGCGTGCCGTATGCCGGACGAAAAGATAGCGATGTTTCTTAACAGACCATATGAAAACAACGTTCTATTTGAGGTGAAAGTATGAAAGTAAGCAAAAAGAAACTCGCGCTGTATTGGGCATTCTTCCTGGGTGGCCTGGTACTGCATGACCACGTAGGCTGGCAGGCGATCGGCATGATTTGCATCATCATTGGGGTATGCCGCCTGTCTGAGATTAATGGGTTCCGCCGTGGGTATCGGGCAGCGTTCAGCGGCGAAAAAGAATAGCACTTTTTGTTAAAACTGCCGTAACGTCATTTGATAAAGTGGCGTTACTGAAGTGAACAATCCAATCAGGAGTAACGCAATGAACGACAATTTAATCGCACTGCTGGAAGAACTGTATGCCTACGGCTGCGCATACATCGAGCTTTCAAGCGAGCACGTAATTGAAGTCACGGTTGACGATGACGCCGGGTTCGCCAGGTTAAGGGTGGCGACCGGGGCCGAAGAGGAATTCGAAGACTGCGGCATCCGTGAAGTTAGCAATCTTCTCGAAGCCCACCGGGTGAAGGAGATCCGCTAATGAAAACCGTAAAACTCATGGTTGTCAACGCGGCCCGCGAGCGTGAGCGCCACCTTATCGGATGCGTATTCGATGCTGTAGAGGTGCGCGAACCACTCGGCACGGCTCACGTAATACAAGGCGGATACCTTAACGAATTTATCGTCAATCCGCTGGACACTGACGAAGACTTGACCATCCGTGTTGGTGGCGAGCCGGAAAACGCGCTTTTCCACCTGCGGAAAGTATCGAAGGCGTCGCAGCGCAAACTGCTTGTTCGCGCACTGAAGCGCATAGCGAAGCAGCGCGGTTACACCGACGCATACATCCGCAAGTTCGGCACGTTCGCTGGCGTCGGAGATTGGGCGCGGTCATGGGCCGACTATTACTTCAACAAATCCGGTGAATTCTGTTCCGTGCATACGGACTGGCTGCATGGAACCGAACACGATCCAGTTAACGGCCACGAGTGGTACGAATTCATTGAGGCGGAATTAGACGCCCTTTGATAGCACGAATTGCTAAAACGAACGTCCGGGGATGGTGCATACTATCCCCACACTAACAAGAGATGGAGCATAACCATGAACACCACACAAATTATACACCTGATCCCGTCCGACAACTTCGCCAAAGACGACGACCCGCTGTTAGCCGCCGTTATTCGCGCCGGGATCGATTGGGCGCTGAGTGATGCCTCGTGCGAATCATTCATGCGTGAACCGTTCTCACGAATCTCTGAGCTTGAAAAACAGGTTGCTTTCCTGACTGGTGAGCTTCAGGCGGCGCACGCAAAGATCGAGAAGGTTCGGGAAATCATGCGCAGCGAACCTGGCTATGACGTTGAAGATCACGCGCGAGTTTTGCGCATGATGGCCGACGCCTTCGCAAAACTCCAGCAATAGCACGAACCACAAACACCAACCGGGGTTGCTGCATGGCTACCCCACAAAAGACAAGGAAAAACATCATGATTTACGCAATTATTGCCCTGGCGGTTCTTGTTCTGGCCCTGTATGCGTGTGGCTGTTTACTCATGCGAGCATTCCTGAAATCTGCTGATTCCAATGACAAAGACGATCTTTATCCTGTGTTGTGCTGGCCATGGATTACACTTTCCGCCGTTGGCAGTGTGATCATTTCCCGCAATTTTAAGTGGTGAGATGGCGCTTGGGTGCCAAAATGGATAGCCAGCAAAATAGCACTTTTTGCTAAAACTTCCGCAAGGCCATTTGATATAGTGGCCTTATTGAAGCGAACCAATCAGGAGCTAAACAAATGGGCATTCCGTATACGACCGAAAAAAAATCATTCCTTGGTCTGGCCGTTGTTGAGATTATCAACCCGGACGTTACCACCTCCCAGGATGAGCCTACCCTTGCACAGTGGGCCGGATTCAAAGCAGGTGATCGAATGACCGTCGAATGCTATAGCGACGGCGAGAAGTGGGCGCAGGTAGGGCGCGACTACCACACCGAAGAATTCGGCCAGGTGCTCCCTACCGACTGGTTCAAACTTAACGAAGGCGAATATAAGGTGATCGAAGAATGAACAGCAAAATTTGGGTACTGACCCACACTATCGGAACAAACGAGGGGCGCAAATCGCGCCGCATCATCTGCGACACCAAAGAGCAGGCGGAAATGCAGCAGCGCGTGCTGGGCGGCGAGGTGGTCGAATACATCCGCCAGCCGGAATCCTTCCTGGTCAATTGGCCTGAGAAGATGGATGTTGACGCCGTGCTGCATGAAATGCGCCGGGTGCAAAACGACCCGGCGGCGTGGAAAGACCTGTACCTTTGCGGTGACGCTGAGTCAGTACGGGATCCATTCCGCTTTGTCCGCCAGGCGCATGCGGAATGGTCGGATCGCCAGTTCGGCAACGTTGGCCCGGTCGGCCCGCTCAAGCACCTGGCGAAAGAGGCGATCGAGGCCGCCGAAGCGCCGGATGACATTAGCGAGTTCGCCGATATCCTCATGTTGGTATGGGATGCAACCCGCCGCGCCGGATTCAGCGATGATCAGTTGGCTGAAGCGGTGGCGGAAAAGCTGGAACGTAACAAGCGCCGGGCGTGGGGCGAGGTCAAAGATGGCGAGCCTTGCCACCACGTGAAAAATTAACGAAATCGAATACCGTTTAAAGCGCCTGTAAGCCATTCTGGCGGGCGCAAATTTAAGGAGTGCGATTGTATGCCTGAATACTCAAAAGTCGAAGATATGCCGATTGGCGCAAAGATTACGGGTATCCGTATTAGTGAGTCGGTCGACACAATCGAGCCGCTGGCGTTCCCGGTTACGCAGGTGGAGACCGATAGCAAAAAAGGGTTCATCTTCATCTACAAAAACTTCAATAGTCCGCTGCGTGTTGAAGTGTTCATTGCTCGCGGAACCTTGGTGGAATGGGAGAAGGTCAAATGTTCGGACTGAATGAAGCGCAGTATAACGCCGTGAAGCGGGTGGCAAAGCAGATGGCCGCAGAAACAAAAGACGCCATCAAGAAGGACAAAAAGACCTACGATCAGGTCGCCGCGAAGATGATCGACAAACACTGGTCGCAAATCAACACGCTGGTTACTCGCGGCCAGTTTATCTGGATAGCTGGCTACCTGGAGGGCCGTTTTGGTCGCAAAGATGGAGAATACGAATAATGGCGGATTTATCATCAACAAGAATGAACTCTAGCCTTGAGGATTGGGGTGAGCAACTGGAGCTAATTGTCGAGCTAAACGGTAAATCATTCGATATCACAGAGGGTGAAATAGAGGCGGCTTACTATGCAGGAAAGCGAGTCGATGACTTCTACTACGAGGAGTGGGAGCCGGAATAAAGGTCAAAAAGTAAGCGAACGAATCAAACTCCTATTGACGCATCTACGCTGACCGGGTATCGTGAACAACGTAGACACAAGAGGCGGTAAACATCCGCAAGTCTCGCCCCACTTCGGGGCATTTATTGGGGAGCGATGATGCAGTACAAGGTCATACTCACAGCAAGGAAAATGGGCGGCTTTTGCAAGTCCTGCATTCAAGAGTTCAGCATGACGATTGAAGCGAACGATACCGCCGACGCGGTGGAGAAAGCAAAAAAACAATCCGGAGTAAACCTGGACACTCACAAAATAAGCATCAACTACGTAAGGGAAGTGAAACAATGATAACTCTGATTATTGCATTGTTAATGCTGTTCATAGGCTATCACGTTGGCGCGGCTCATCTTGTCGAGCGCCTTTCAAGGCGGGTACATGAAGGCACATTTGCGGCCATGATGTACAATAAGAAAACGGCACGTTGGGAAAAAATTGGCGATCCGGATGGTATCGCAAAGCGAATTGCATTTTCGCCGCTTCCGTATGTTGACTGCGAGCCGTTTGTGAAACTCCAGAAGACGCTGAATCGGCGAAACAAACTGATATGAACATAACCCGCTTCGGCGGGTTTTTTTGTGCCTGCAATCTGGTATACTCGCAACTCAACACAGAGGGAGGATTAACAATGTCTGAAGAACGCAAAAAACGCGTAACGAAATCGCACTTCGAAGGCAATTTCAAGGCGCTGTACGAAAAAGATTTTGGTGTAGTGCTGGGGAGAACCGCCGAAATGACGCCACAACAATTCTTCGAGATCGCGAAGGGTTATTTCCAGTGGGCCGAAGAGAACGCCATCAAGGCTGCGGAAACCGCCACTTTCCAGGGCGACGTTAACGAGTGGGGCGTGAACAAGCCGCGCATTTTCACGATCACAGGGTTAAGCCTGTTTTGCGGCGTGAACCAGTCAACGCTTGTACGCTATCGCCACGACCCTAACTATGCCCCGGTCATGGAGTTTATCGACTCCGTAATTTATGAGCAGAAATTTCAGCTTGCTGCCGTCGGCATGATTAACGCTTCTTTCGTCGGTAAAGAGATGGGGATCGATAAGCCGCCAGTGCTGAACATCGACGCTATCGCCGGGGATAAGAACGAGATCACAGAAGAGAAGTTAGAGAAGGCAGTGACCAATATTCTTGATAAGCTGTAAGGGTCAGATATGAACGAAATGATCATTTGGGAAGACCTGTCGCCAGCAGATAAGCTGGCAATTAAGGCGCTGAGTACGCGCAACTTTTCGCTATTCCTGAAGATCTGGTTCCAGATCATCCAGGGCGAAAAGCTAATGTGGAACTGGCATCACTCCTACTTTTGCCACACGGTTGATGAAATTATCGCCGGGAAGCGCAAGAGCACGATCGTTAACGTTGCGCCAGGCTCCACGAAGACGGAGGTGTTTTCAATCCACCTCGCGCCGTATGCGTATCTTAAATGCCGGAAGGTTCGAAACCTTCAGATCTCGCAGGGTGACGCCCTGTCAAAAGGCAACTCTGATCGCGTGATTAAGATCTTCTCATCGAGCGAGTGGCAGGAGCTATGGCCATCAAAGTTCGGGCGCAAGCAGATCGATGAATTTCAGGTGATGGACGATAACGACCGCGTAAGGCTGGAAATGGTCTCCCGTTCGTCCGGCGGCCAAATCGTCGGTAAGCGTGGCGGGCACATGACGCCAGGGTTTAGCGGCCTTATCGCGCTGGATGATATCGACAAGCCGGACGATATGTTCTCGAAGGTGAAGCGTGAGAAAAACCACGTTCTGCTGAAGAACACCATTCGATCCCGTCGAGCGAAGAAGAAGAAAGGCGACGAAACGCCGATCCTATCTGTACAGCAGCGATTGCACGCGCAGGATGCCACCTGGTTCATGATGAGCGGAGGGATGGCCATCGACTTCGATCGCATTGTTATTCCGGCGATGGTAACGCGGGAATATGGCGAATCACTCCCTGACTGGTTGCGACCTGAGTTCGAACGCGACGTGCTTTCCGGCCCGTCGGTGGTCATTGACGGCGTGGAATACTGGTCATTTTGGGAGGAGAACGAATCGATCGAGAATCTAGTTGCGCTACGCGAAGCCGATCTTTATACGTTCCTTTCGCAGTATCAGCAGGAGCCGATCTCCCTTGGTGGTAACGTGTTCAAGTCGGAGTGGTGGCGCTATTACGGCGATTCCGACAAGGCGCACGAGCCGCGCCCGGACAAGTTCGAATATACGTTCATCACGGCGGACACCGCGCAGAAGGTCAAGGAGCTAAACGACTACTCCGTAATGTGCTATTGGGGCAAGTACCGGGATCGCGTCTACTTCATTGACGGTATTCGTGGAAAATGGGAAGCGCCAGATCTCCGCGTCCAGGCCGAAGCATTCATCAAGCAGTGCTGGCGTCGAAACAAGGAGTGCGGAAACCTTCGCCGGATCTACATCGAAGACAAGGCGAGCGGTACGGGTCTAATCCAGGATTTAACGAAGGCGGTAAACGGCATGGGCGAGATCGTCCCGGTGCAGCGCGATAAAGATAAGGTAACTCGCGCTATGGATGCGCAACCAATCATCAAGGGTGGGCGTGTCGTGCTGCCGGACAATCACCCATTCGTTGCAGAGCTTGAGGCGGAGATGAGCGCGTTTACATATGACGATTCTCATCCACACGATGATATTTGCGATAACGTGTTTGACGCCGCAAACCTGGAAATGAACCTGAGCGACGATCCGGTTGAGCGAATGAAACGCCTTGCGGGATTGAAAAAGCTGGGTCGCTAATACATAATGTGGGCCTGACGGCCCACACTTAAACAAGGTTGAAATATGAATAACATTAAGATGGACGACTATAATCAAATCTTTAATGGTGGCGCTGGCTATGCGTCAACCCTCGCGTCTATCGCGGCGAGATTTGGAACAATGTCGCAGGTTGAAGAGTTCTATCATGAAAACGGCATGGCGAAGAAAATCGTTGACGTGATCCCTGAAGAGATGGTCGCTCCCGGCTTCCAGCTAAACGGCATTTCAGATAACACCAAGTTTCAATCAGAATGGGACGGGTTAAATCTGGAGCCGCAAATCACCGATGCTCTTTGCTGGGCGCGGCTGTATGGCGGCTCCTACGTCCTGGCGATGGTTAACGATGGTCGCGCGTTGACTTCGGCAGCGAAGCGTGGTAAGCCGCTCGAATCGATCGTTGTTTACGACCATGATTCCGTTTCCGTCGCAGAGGAGGAAACCAGCCCGCGAAGCCCACGATTCGGAAAGCCTAAAATGTACGAGGTGAAGCCGCTAAACGGCGGGCAATCGTTCAAGGTGCATTATACCCGTATGCACTACATCGACGGCGAGAGAGTAACCAACAAGGTGCGCAAGCTAAATAATGGCGCTGGTGGTTCAGTGCTGAACAAGTCGATCATTGAAGCGATTCTTGACTACGACTATTCGGAATATCTGGCAACGCAGCTACTGAAGCGCAAGCAGCAGGGCGTATGGAAGGCGAAAGGCCTGGCGCTAATCTGCGACGACAAGGAAGGCGAGTACGCCGCCCGGTTGCGCATGGCGCAGGTTGATGCTAATTCCGGCGTCGGAAACACGATCGGCATTGATGCGGACGACGAAGAGTACACCGTTATCAACTCCGATATTTCAGGCATCCCGGAATTCCTTTCCGCGAAAATGGATCGGATTGTCGCCCTGTCAGGCATTCACGAGATCGTGCTAAAAAACAAAAACACTGGTGGCGTAAGCGCAAGCCAGAACACGGCGCTACAGACGTTCTACAAACTGGTTGACCGCAAGCGCAATGAAGATTACAAGCCGCTGTTAGAATTCCTGTTACAGTTCATCGTAACTGAGGAGGAATACAGCGTCGAGTTCGAACCGTTGTCGCTGCCTACCGATGCGGAGAAAGCGGATATCTTCCAGAAGAACGCCAACGCGGCTCGCGGCCTTGTTACTGACCAGGTTATTGACGCCAACGAAGCGCGTGATACTCTGTCGGCGTTGATTCCAGAACTGAAGCTAAAAGGCAACGCGCCGAAACAGAAAAAACTTCCTGATCGCGCCAGTGGCTCAGGAAGCACGCAAAGCGCGGAGATCTTAAGCAACACGGAGGCTGATGATGAAAGTTAACGGCAGAATCCCAAACTGGCGTTATCCTGAAGCAAGCGAGCGGGATTTATCCCGCTCCATGCAGGACGCAACAACCGATCTCGTGGTAGAAATGCGCGATCGCTTAGACCGCCTGAAGTTCGATGCCACGGCGGAGGAAATCAGCCAGGCGGAAGACGATATCAGCGAATCAGCCATTACGTTCTTTTCGGTAGTAATTGCGGCTCTTGCCTCCATTGGGTTGACCATCTATAGATTCAATTCGAAACAGTGGCTTGCAATTGCGATCGCGGCTGGCGGGCGGAACAACGAATCAGTTATGCGCCTTAAAGAATTCGGCGCTGGTGGGTATGAAGACTGGTATCAGGAATCGCTAAATAAGTGGCAGGATTCCGCTGAAGCGTCGATCAGGAAGTTAGCAAGCGATATCGTTGCTGACTGGACGACGAAAGTTAGAACCGCCAACAACATCGGCAAGTCTCGCAAGCAGATCGATGAAATCATCGAAGGTCGATACGCTATATATGGTAGCTGGTCGCGCAACCGGGCAAGCGGAATCATCGGAACTTTTAACAGTATGTTGATGATGCAGCGCCTAAAAGATGCTAAAGTATCGCATTACTTTTGGTTCGGCATGATGGACGACCGCGAACGCGAAAGCCACATCAAACTAGAAGGTAAGCGACGCCCCGTTAATGGTGACGGCATTTTTCCAGGCGAGGAGTACGGTTGCCGTTGTTGGGCGGTTCCAGATTTTAACAATGTAGAGGTATCATGATGAAAAGAGTTCAAAGGTTCGACACGGTAAAGATGAAGGCCCGATTCGATGAGAACGGCTTTCTGGTTGATACTCCGATCGTGGCGCGTATCGGTGCGCAGACGTACCAGACGCCAACCGGGCCGCGCGTCGAGTTCCGCCCGCGTTCTGAGGTGTTTGACGCAGAATCGCTGGCTTCATACCAGGGCAAGCCGATCACTTTGGGTCATAAGATGGTGAATGCGCAGAACGCAAAAGGCCTGGTCGTTGGCTCGTGTTCAGGCGCTGGCAAAGAAGAGGGGATCGGCGTTCTTGTTCCGGTGATGATTTACGACGGAGAGTCAATTGAGCAAGCCAAAAAGCGCGTGGCGGCTGAGTTATCCGTAGGCTACACTTCGGTCGATATCGATCGCAAAGGTTGGGGCAATAACGCAACTGGCGAATATTATTTCGACGAAGACTTGCCGGAAAACTTCGAAGAGATGAAAAACGATTCCGTCTCTGATTGGGTGCGCTTTGATGCAGTGCAAACCAAGATTCGCGTAAATCACGTCGCGCTGGTGTTCCGTGGGCGTGCCGGGATTGCGAAATTAAATCTTGATAGCGAACAAGAATTCCCCTATGATGACGACTCAAACCACAAAGGAGCTAAAACAATGATCATTAAAATTGACGGCGTAGATGTTGAAGTGGCCGATAACGTAGGCGCTTACATTGCCAAACTAGACGCGCAAGTTGCATCGGCAACCAGTCAGGTAACTAGCATCACCGCAGAACGTGACGCGCTTCAGGCCAAAGTTGATGGCATTGAAGATGAAGTTGCCGCCCGCGTTGCTAAAATCAAAGCCGACGAAGACGCAAAACAGAAAGTTATCGCGGTGGTTTCTGCCGCTGGCGTCAAGTGCGACGGCCTGGACGTTAAGGCGATGAAGATTGCTTACATCAAAGAGGTAGACGGTCGTGATCTGTCTGACAAAGAAGATTCGTACATCGACGCTTCTTTTGACTTTATCGCCAACTCTGATAAGATGGCTGGCAATCGCTCCAAAGTCTTCGGCAAAAAAGAAGATGGCGAGCAAAAAGACAAAGGCGGCTTACCGAAACTTGACGGCACCGAAATCATCGATCCGCAGGCAAAATTCCGCCGCTAATAATTTGCGGCCTTCGGGCCGCTACCAGACCAAATAAACAGGAGATTCAAAATGGCACAGATTCCAGCTTCTTATTCCCGCAAGCGTGATATTGCTGTAGCGGGGCAGATCGCTGATACGTCACTTTACAATATCGATGGCACTTGCGTTGCTGAAGGCGATATCAAAGCTGGCGTACTGGTGGCTTCCACTGGCGCGGTTTCCAACGGCCACAAGGTCGTTAAGCCAGCGACCGCAGCGAGCGACGTCATTGTAGGCATCGCGCAGTTCTCGCAAGCCTACTCGCCTGAAGGCAAGTATGACGATGAGAGCGCGGTTAACGTTATGACTCATGGCCGCATTTGGGCGATCGCTGACGCAGCCGTTACTGAAGCGGATTGCACGTTCGGCTCTTTCGTCACATTTACCGCAACCGGAACCGTTGCGAAGGGTAGCGCCGGGGTTATCAAAACTGGCTACAAACACACTGGCGAATACACCAAGAACGCAGATGGCACTGTTCTGGTGAAAGTTCAGGTGCTTCAGGGCGCGGTAGCTCCGGCGGCTGCTGGTTAATAAATAAGGGGCTTCGGCCCCATTTTTGCACCAGAAAAAAACCTTTGACGGCTTAACGATTCGTGATATTCTTCATCTCGTTAAGCCAAATACACAAACAGGAGTTTTTCAGATGACTATGAAATTAGATGCATTCGAACAGAGTGCAATTAAGGTAGCAATGCAGGGCATGGGCGTCGACGCCGCAAAACTGGATGCTTACGGTATCTGGACTGTTAAGCAGATGACTCAATTACTGAATCGCCAGTATGAGCAGGCATACCCGCAGACCAGCGCACTTGAGCTTTTTCCGGTAACTACCGAGATCTCGCCGACCGCCCGCCGCTTTGAGTGGCTCGAATTCGATGGCGTAACTTCTGCGAAAATCATCGCCGACTACACCGACGATCTGCCGACCGTTGAAGCGATGGCGAAAGAGAAGTCAGGGAAAGTTTTCCGCCTTGGTAACGCGTGGTTTATTTCCATCGACGAAATTAAAACTGGCGCGGCGCTGGGTTCCAGCCTGAGCGATCGCAAGGCAACTCTGGCCCGCGAAGGTCATGAGACGCTCGTTAATGATCTGGTGTTCAAAGGCTCCGCTCCTCACGGCATCGTGAGCGTTTTCGACCATCCGAACATTAACCGCATGACCGCCAGCGCGGCTTGGGGCGATGACGCAGCAGCGGCTGAAAAGGCATTCGAAGATCTGGAAGACCTGCTAAACATGATCGAAGAAACTACGCTTGGCCGCCATCACGCGACCAACATCGTGATTCCTCCGTCTAAGCGTCGTCTTCTGACGAAAAAGATGCCGGACACTAGCGGCGACTCTTATCTTACCTGGTTCACCAAGAACCACCCGAACATCACCATTACGGCGATGGCGGAACTGGAAGATATTAACGGCGCAGGCACCAAAGGCGTGCTGGCATACGAAAAAGACCCAATGAACATGAGCATCGAGATCCCTGAGCGGTTCAACATGCTGCCGATGCAGCCGAAAGACCTGCATTTCAAAGTTCCGTGCACCTCCAAATGCACTGGTCTCATCGTGTACCGCCCGCTGACAATTGCGATCCTTACCGGGATTTAATCAAAAAGCGCCTTCGGGCGCTTTTTTATTGCATTGCATTCTACAATGTGCTTTAATTTGAAACCTAAAGTAAACCAATGGAGCATTAACAATGGCCAGTAAAAAAGAAACCGTAGAAACCGTCGAAACCGTAGAAACCACCAGTTCCGAACAGGAGTCGCAGGTTGTTCAACTGCAAAACGTTGGTGCATGTGCAATTCGCTATAAAGGCAAAAATTACGTCTATGAACAGGTTTTTGAAGTGCCGGAAAACGAAATCGACCGCTTCCGCCACGAAATTTTCAAAGGCCGGGTCGAGTTCTACGACAATCCGAAACGCACGCGCGAATACATCGCAGCGGTGAAGGCGAAAGCGAAAGAGATCGTGCAGCCTAAAAGCGCGGAATAACAAAAACCAACAAAGGGCGCTTCGGCGTCCTTTTTCATATCAGGAGATTGAAAATGCTAAAAGATATTGATTACGTCCTGCTTGAGATCCAGCGTTTAGCGCCGCCAATGAAATCCGTTGAAGTTGAAGTTCTCGCTGCGTGGATTGACCTGGCATCAGAATTCGTAAGCCCTTCTCGTTTTGGTGACTCTTATTACAAGGCGCTTGCTCTGTACACACTTCATCTAATGGTTCTTGACGGTGCGATGAAGCAAGATGGCGATAGCGTGGAAAGTTATTCGCAGCGAGTTTCCTCTTTTTCCCTGACTGGTGAATTTTCGCAAACTTTCGACCGCGTCTCATCCGACAGTTCTGGAAAGGAAATACGACAAACGCCGTGGGGCAAAATGTATGAAATATTGCTCAAGAAAAAAGGCGGCGGGTTCGGGTTAATTACCAGTGGGGGTGGTCATTGCGCGACACATCGAAGGAAGATAGATAGCTTCGATATCCAGGAGCTTATTGAATCCGTATCACTAAACAATGCTCGCATTAACTCACTTGGTGAGTACCTGATCGGAAAAGAAATTAAGAGGCAGCAGGCATGAACTATAAACAAATCCAAGCACGCGCAAGCGCTGGAATTAAGTTTTTCAGCGACGCAGACGGAGTATTCAATAAGTACACGAAAGGCGCTGGCGGCGGCATCGACCCCGAAACCGGGGAGGATATCATCCCTAGCGAGGTTGTGACCACAATCAAAGGTGCGGTGCGGGATATCAAGGATCGCGATATCAATGGCGAAACCATCCTTGCTGGCGACAAGCGCGGCTTCTTTACTCACGACGTACCAATCATGGAAGGTGACGAAATCGAAGTTGACGGCGAGCGCTACCGCGTAGTGAATGCCCGCCCGGTGAAACCTACCGGAACCGTTGTTGCCTACCGCCCTGTTTTGCGAAGGGTGGCGACTTATGGCTAACTACACCATCCGGGAGTTCACAGGTGCGATTGATGCGTGGTGCAAGGCCGCTGGCGATGCGCTGGAAGACGTTGTAAGGTTTACGTGTGAAGATATTCACCGAGACCTTGTGATGCGTTCTCCGGTTGATACAGGGCGCTTCCGTGGTAACTGGCAAATCACCTTTAACCGCGCCCCGCTTTACGCGATTAACGCATATGACCAAACTGGCGAAAAGACAATCCAGAACGGCAAAGCCAACATTGCACTATACGCAAAAGGTGCTGGGATCACTTCGATCTGGTTCAGTAACATGCTAATCTATGCGAACGCGCTGGAATACGGACATTCAAGGCAGGCTCCCAATGGCGTTATGGGCGTTGTTGCGATCCGATTGGGCGTTTATGTTACTGAGGCAATCAAGCGAGCGAGGGCGAAAAATGCATTATGATATGGCGTTAAAATGCAAGGCGGCAGTGGCTAAATTTGCCGCCGAGAACGGGTTAGTAGTTGCAGGAGATAACGTTGACTTTAGACCTCCGGCGGGAGGTGAGACCTACCTTAAAGTCTCCTACGTCGAGGCGTACTCAAGATCGGTTGACATCTCAAGGAAATGCAGAGTCTATATGGGGATGGTTCAGATTGACGTTATCTTTAAGCCTGGGATCGGAATCGACTCCGCAAGGCTCATTGCGCAAAACGTTGCAAAATATTTCCCCGAAGGTAAAATCATTGATTCTGTTAATAAAGTTTATGTTAGCGAATGGGCGGAAGTTTCCGGCGTGCAGAGGCGCGAAACTGGTTGGTTTTTCCCGGTTAGGTTCACAGTAAGATGCAACAGCGTGGAGGAAAACGGTTATCCATCAACCTGACCGATCTTAGAGGTGCTTATAATTTCTTGCCAGCCTGGAAATATATAGGCATAATGGCGTTGTTAAACTTTCATCAAAACAGGAGTATTCAACATGCATTTACCAAACGGTGCAAAGGTCTTCTTTGAGAAGGCTCGCGGTGCGAAAATTCCGTTTACCGCAATGACTAACGACGCGAAAAACCCAAAAATCACAGTGGCGGACGGCAAGCTGAAGGTGAAAGATATTGTGATCTTCACCGATTGCACCTGGGGCGACTTCGTTAACAAGGTGGCTCGCGTAAAAGCAGTGACAGCAGGCGTGGCAACGCTGGAAGAGTTCGACACCTCCGACACGAACAAGTATCCCGGCGGCGCGGTCACTGGTAACGTGATCGTGATCTCTGATTGGGTCGAATTGCCTTGCATTCAGGATTTAGGCAAAGACGGCAACGAACAGCAGTTCTATAATTATCAGTGCCTGGGCGATGAGCGCGAGCAATCCGAACCTACTTACAAGTCGGCAGTGACGCTTAACTACACGTTTGCGCACGATTACGGTAACGCGATCTACCCGATCTTGCGTTCAGCCGACGCCAGCAAGCAGGTGAAAGCGATGTACATGTATATCCCGCGAGCCTCCGAAGTTCGCTACTGGTCTGGAGTTGCATCTTTCGATGACATTCCATCCACGGCGGTTAACGAGATGGAAACCGTAACGCTTAACGTTGCGCTTAAAGGTTCTCACGTCTTCCTTCCGGTTGTCGCGTAATTAAATGGCGGGGCTTGTGCCTCGCCTTTTTTTGTGCATAATAGCGAATAACACAAACCAATCAGGAGTTAACAAAATGGCCAAGTTCAAAATTCAAATCGGCGGCAATCTCCCTTCTTTCAAACTGCCCGTAACTTTCACTTGCCCGGACGGAAAAGAAGCAACAATCACCATGACCGTAAAACACCGCTCCACCGATGAGATGAAAGACTTCTATGAGAGCGAAGATAAAGCGCCAAAGGGTAACGCCGAGTTTATCCGCTTCATGGCCGAAGGTTGGGATCTGGATGACGAATTCAGCGATGAAAACATTTCCTGGCTTTGCGCTCACTTCCCTGCGTTCGTCATGGCACTGCCACAAACTTACATGGCCGCGCTTGCGGGCCACCGTGCAAAAGTTTAAGGCGGGCTGTTTATCTCACGCTTCAGCCTGAGCTAACCGATAGCCAGCTTGCTGAGTACGGGTTAAGGCGATCGGATTATGAAGCAGATCTTGAAACGATATATTTTGATGAGCAGACCGCCCAAAGCTGGCAGCTATTCCAGGCCATGCAAACGCAATGGCGAATCGGGATGAATGGCCCTACGGGGCTTGACTATAATACGTTGCCTATGCTGTTCGAATTGTATAAAATCGACAATCGAGAAGCGGCATTACTTGACTTGCAGATCCTAGAGGGTGAATACCTGAAGGAGATTTACAAGAAATCAAAATAAGCGCCTACGGGCGCTTTTTTCATATGGGGGCTAAACATGGCTGATAAAGTAGCTGGGTTGACGTTTGGCGTTGACGTTTCGCAGGTTGACAAAGCGGTACGATCACTCGCAGAACTGAAAAACCAAAGCCAGAAAACGGGCGCTGGCCTACAGTCACTTGCGGACGCTGAAAGGCGGGCCACGGCGCAGACCGAGGAAATGAACCGCGCGTTGCAGCGCCAGAAGCAAGAGACAGACAAATCAAAAACCAGCTTTAGCAGGATCGCAAGCGCCATCGATCCCACGATCTCAAAAATGGCCAACTTGCGCAAAGCTACAGAAGAACTTGATAAGGCATGGGCTTTGGGGCTTGTTCCAGATAAGGAATTTTTCCGCCTGGGCGCCATCATTGAATCCACGACCAACAAGCTACGGCGGCAGCAGGCGGCGCTAACCGAAGAAGGTCGCGCAGCAATCGCAGAGGCGGAGGCAAAGCAGAAGGCGGCAAACGCCGGGCGTGATTTTGTCGCCAGTCTGAAACAGCAGGCTGACTCCATCGGGAAAACACGCGCCGAACTGCTGGAAATGAAGGCGGCGCAATTGGGCGTGTCGGCAGAAGCGGCCCCGTTCATTAATGCCCTGAAGCAGCAAGAGCAGGCGTTAAAGAAACAGCAAAACGCTATGGGCCTGGCTGGCATTTCTGCCGGGCAATATAAAATGGCCATGCGCCAGTTACCGATGCAGATCACTGACATTGTAACGTCGCTCGCTTCAGGTATGCCAATCTGGCTGGTTGCGGTGCAGCAGGGCGGGCAAATCAAGGATAGCTTCGGCGGCTTGAGCAATACGTTTAAGGTGTTGTTGAGCTACATCAACCCGCTAACGGTTGGTGCTGCGTCGTTGGGTATCGCCCTGGCGGCAATCGCTAAAGCTGGTTATGACTCCTGGAGTGCGCAACGAGAACTGGCGAATGCGCTGGTGCTGACTGGTGGCTATGCTGCGACCACCACCGGGCAGATCACAGCCTTAACCGAAGAGATTAACAAAAACTCATCGGCTACGATTGGCAGCATTCAGGAAATCGCAACATCGCTCGCTAGTTCTGGTAAGTACACCATCAACCAGATTAAGCAGATCACGAAGACTACGGCGGAATGGTCGGCGCAGACGGGTGAGAGCGAGAAGACGATCACAGGGTACTTTGATTCGATCGTAAAAGACCCTGTTAAGGGGCTTGCCGATCTCAATGAGCGTTTTAATTTTCTGAAAGAGGGCCAGCTAACCTACATCGAATCTTTGCGTAAAACCAAAGGCGAGACGGCAGCAGCAGATGCAGCGACAAAACTGTTTGCTGATACGATGGACAAGCGCCTTAAAGATATCGCGGACAGCGCAACGCCACTCGAAACGATGTGGACGGATATTAAAAAATGGGCGGCTGACTCGTGGAAATGGGTAGGCGATCACACGGTCGGAGCGCTAAACCTTATCGTTGACACGGTATCCGCAATCATCAACACGATCAGGAAGCTGATTGCCGACGGTGACGCCATGATCGCGCAGTTCATCGTTGACGCTGGCCGAAAACTACAGAAAATCCCCGGCATGGAAGACTTTGGGAATGACTTTCTGGCGCAGCAGGAGCAGTTAATCAAGGACTCGAAAGCAAAATCCGCCGAGCTTGCAAAAACCATCGCGGAGCAGCAAGCAAGGATCGCCAAAGGAGAAATGGGGTACATTGACGCCGCCAATAACAAAGATGTTTCTGGTGGGTACAGCAGCAAAACGAAGGAACGCGTAAATCAGGAAGAAAAGGATATCCTGAAAAACCGCAACGCAAGGAAGCAGCAGGCAGACGCGGGAGTAAAAATTGATGAGCAGTACCAGGCTGAACTGCTATCGCTCCAGGCGCAGTTAAAGGTTTTGCAGCAGCACAAAGGGCTTGATGACAAGATCAGCCAGCAGCGCAAGGACTACTTCGAGACGGTTGCTAAATTCCAGGTTTTGGAAGAAGCAAGCCAGAAGCGAAAACTGACCCAAAGCGAACAGCAGATGCTGGCGAACAAAAAGAATATCCTGTACATGGCAGAGCAAAAGGCCATTGTGGGAGATCAGATTGTTCAGCAGCAGCGACTGAACGCCTTGCTTGACAAGTCGACCAAGTATCAAAACCAGATGGCGGAGAAAACCAAAGCGCTACAGGATACCGCCGGAATGGGTAGCAAGGAGCAGGAGAGATACCGGGCCAATGCGCAGATGGCGGCCGACTGGAAAAACAGCGGCGGATCTTTAAGCGACCCTGGATTTAAAGCGATGCAGGCCGCAAGCGATAAATTCTACGCACAGCAAGATGCGCAAATGCTGAACTGGAAGGCCGGGTTTACTCATGCGTGGGCTGATATTGGCGACGAAGTTAATGACGTATACACCAACATCGGGGATATCACTAAAAACGCATTTAACGGCATGGCGAGCGTGCTTACTGATTTTGTCATGACTGGTAAGGCCAGCTTTAGCGACTTCGCAAGAAGCATTATCGGTGACATTACCAATATGCTCATCAAGATGGCGCTGTTTAACTCGCTTTCTGCCGCGTTTGGCGGTGGTGGAACGTTCAGCTTCGCCAACATGTTCAGCAAGGGCTTTTCTGGCGGCGGTTACACTGGCGACGGCGGGAAGTATGAGCCAAAAGGCGTTGTTCACGGCGGGGAATTCGTATTCACCAAAGAGGCGACGCAAAGGCTAGGCCCGGAAAACCTGTATCGACTCATGCGCGGCTATGCAAGTGGCGGCCTGGTTGGCGGTAACGCAAGTTCAGGATCTGGAATCACCAACGGCGGCAACGTTGCGGCATCGGCGGCGATGGTGTTCACTATCGGTGATATTAACATCACGATGGGTTCCGGTCAGGATAGTAAGGGTTTAGAGCAAGGCGTAAGGCAGATCGTGAACGATATGTTCACCGAGGCATTGAGCCAAAACGGGCGCATTGCGAAGTTCGTAAATGAGAAAGTGAGGAGGTAGTAGTGGATTCCTTTAAATGGTGTACACAAATTCAAGGAGGGGCGGCAAAGGTCGCCATCTCCAACAACATTCGATCGATCAGTTTCGGAAACGGCTACATCCAAACGGCGTCGAGCGGAATTAACACGAAGCGCCGGACTGTTCCGATCGTTTATGGTGGTTCGGATTGGGAGGAGGTTTATGACTTCTGCCAGGAGCACGTAACAAAGCCTTTTGTGTGGAAGGCACCGGATGGAAGAATGGGCGTATTCGTCGTAACTGCCGACTCCGTTAACCTTGCGCCGCAGGGTGGCGGGGTGTTTGAGGTAACGGCTGAATTCGCCGAACGCTTCACTTCAGCCGGATAATCGAAAAGCGCCCTTTACGGGTGCTTTTTTTTGGCCTATGATCTGGAGTCAATTAGAGGAGGGCTTACGATGACAGCCAATGTTTCAAAAGAGTTTGCGAACTGCTTACAAAAACTTTTCCCCGGCGAGATCCTAACGCTGATCGATATCGACGCCACAAAGTTCGGCGGGCAGGTCTACCGATTCCATAACGAGAACGTCGCCTATACAACCGAGGAGCTTTTGGCAGCGGTTAACGGCGGGACGCTTCAGCCAAAGATGATCACGTTTCGCGGCGAGCAGTACGGCCCGCGCCCGTTCGGCCTGGGCGGGATCGCAATGTCGAGCGATGGCACAGTGGAAAAGCCAACGCTGACGGTTAGCAATATTGATGCGCAAGCTAGTGCTCTTATTCGCGCCTACAACGGCCTCATGCAAGCCAAAGTTACGGTATGGGTTTTGGTCAAGGAATTGCTACAAAACGACGGCAGTGTTAAAGAGGGCGACTTTAGGAGATTTGTTTACTACATCGAGCGACCTAAGAAAGTTGACCCGCAAAAGGCAACATTCGAATTAACATCCGTGTTTGATATGGACGGATTAATGATCCCGGCACGCCTAACGCAAACCGTTTGCTATTGGGCGCAGCGTGGGTGGTACAAGTCTGGAAAAGGCTGCGACTACAACGGGCAGAACGGATACTTCGACAAGTTAGGTAACAGGGTTGACGACCCGTCGCAAGATGTTTGTGGTGGTCTGGTTTCTTCTTGCAGGCTTCGTTTTGGAGATGAACCGTTGAGTTTTGGCGGTTGTGCGACAGCAACGTTAAAGAGTGGTAGCTAATATGTTAACTCCGAAAATCAAAATGCAGATCATGCAGCACGCGAAGGAAGTCTACCCGCACGAATGCGCCGGGCTGGTAACGCAAAAATCACGCGTGCAGAAATATCACCGACTAGACAACGTTTCTCCAGATCCTGAGAACGAATCAATGCCGGACGAAACGCAGTATGCGCTGGCGGCAATGGATGGCGAGCCGATCGCTTTCGTTCACTCGCATACTGGAGACGGTGCAACCACGACCCCAAGCGCCACAGATTTGTGCTTTTGCGATGAGTCTGGCTTGTCGTGGATTATCGTCTCCATCCCGGAAGGCGATATGCGAATCATTGAGCCGAAACGCCGCCCGCTGATTGGTCGACCCTGGGCGCTGGGGGCTTACGATTGCTATGGTCTAATTATGGACTTTCACAAGCGCCACGGCGTCACACTAAAAGATCGGCGAGTACCGTTCGAATGGTGGAAGCCGGAATACAAAGAGAATCTTTACCAGGATTACTGGCAAGAGGACGGATTCATTGAAAACACTGGCGAGCCTGAAGTTGGCGATATGATAATCTTCCAGATTCAGGCGGAGAAGTGGAATCACGCTGGGATTTACGTTGGAAATAACAACATCCTTCATCACGCATATGGCAAGCTGTCTCGCCGGGATATCTATTCTGGATGGTACGAGCAACACAAGGTTTTAATTTGTAGGCATAAGGAGCTAAAACATGGCATCACATACAAAGACGATTAAACTATCTGGTTCCCTGGGCCGTCGGTTCGGTGTCTTCCACAAACTTGCGGTTGATTCAGTCGCTGAATGCATCCGGGCGCTGTCTTACCAAGTTGAAGGGTTTAAGCCGTTCATGCAGAGCAAAGTTGGTTCAAACATGCGCTTTGGTATCATCGCAGACGGAAAGCCAATCAGTACGAGCGACTTTGCAACTTTCTCCGTGGCAAAGGAGATTCGAATCATCCCAATCCCAAAAGCCAGAAAGAACGGCGGGTTGTTGCAGATCGTTATCGGCGCGGCGATTATGGTAGCAGCGTTCTACACTGGCGGCGCGGCATTGGCCGAGATGGGCGCTTTTGCATCGGCGGCCTTTATGGCTGGTGGCTCAATGGTTTTAGGTGGCGTAATGCAGATGATCGCCCCGCAGATGGGCGGAAACATGCGGGCGAGTGAATCACCTGAGAATAAGCCATCGTATGCGTTCGGCGGGCCGATTAACACCACGGCGGCTGGGTATCCAATCCAGTTGCCATACGGTTACAGATTGGCTGGCGGCGCATTGTTCGGTTCGGGATCTTACGCAGAAGACAACAACTAATTAAGCCATTCGCTTTTTAGCCTGGGGGCGTAGCCTCCGGGCTTTTTGTCGTGTACAATTGCGATACTATTAACAGGAGGCTAAACGATGACTAATATCAAGGCCCGCAAGGGTGGCTCAAGTTCGCCGCGTACCCCGGTAGAAATGCCAGATAACCTGATCTCAAAAGATAAGGTTAAATTGTTGCTTGCTGTTTCGGATGGTGAAGTGGTTAACGACTTCAGCTTGAAGCAGTTGCATTTTGGCGGCGTCCCGGTTCAGAACGAGGATGGAACATTCAACTATGAGGGCGTGATTGCAGAGTTCCGCTCCGGCACGCAAACGCAGGACTACATCCAGGGCTTCAGCGAATCAAGCGCTGAGTTCCAGGTTGCTCGTGAAGTCACTCACAACACGCCTTATACGCTTACCGTATCGAACAAAAATCTGTCTGCTATTCGCTTTCGCCTGTTATGGCCGCGCGTGCTGACTCAAAAAGATAACGGCGATATGGTCGGATCGGTTGTTGAGTACAAGATCGAGATGGCGGTAGATGGTGCAAGTTATCAGACCTACCTAACTGGCAAGATTGACGGTAAGAACACGACTGGAGGTTACGATCGGAGCATCCGCGTTAACCTACCGCAAGACTTCACGTCGCAGGTGCTTATCCGTGTTAGCCGAGTAACGCCGGACGCTGAAGGGGTGAAGGTGGTCGATGCCTTCCAGGTTCAGTCCTACGCTGAAGTTATTGATGCCAAATTCCGCTACCCGTTAACGGCCATGCTTTACGTTGAGTTCGATAGCGATCTGTTCCAGAACCAGATCCCCACTATCTCACTCAAAAAGAAATGGAAGATTATCCAGGTTCCGAGCAACTACGATCCGATTAATCGCACGTACTCCGGAACGTGGGACGGTGTTTTCAAGTGGGCGTGGAGCAATAACCCGGCATGGGTACTTTATGACCTGATCATGAATCAGCGCTATGGTTTAGACCAGCGTGAGTTAGGAATCCCGGTTGATAAGTGGTCGCTGTACGAGGTGGCGCAATACTGTGATGAGCTTGTGCCGGACAATCGCGGCGGGATGGAACCGCGCTATTTGATGGATGTAGTTGTTCAGTCGCAGGTTGAGGCGTTCCAGTTGGTAAGGGATATTTGTTCCGCGTTCCGTGGAATGACGTTCTACAACGGTGAAAGCCTTTCGATTATCGTCGACAAGCCGCGCGATCCGGTGTACCTGTTTACGGCTGATAACGTCGTTGACGGCGTTTTCGTTCGGACGTTCCCAAGCGAAAAGACGATGTATACGTCGTGCAACGTCATGTTCGACGACGAAGAAAACCAGTACGAACAGGATATTGAACCAGTATTCAACCCGGACGCAGCCATGCGATTTGGCCATAACCCAACGAGCATTACAGCGATCGGGTGTACCAGAAGGACTGAGGCGAACCGCCGTGGGCGTTGGATTCTGCAAACGAACCTAAGCGCCACAACCGTTTCTTTTTCCACTGGACTGGAAGGTATGATTCCTTCTTGCGGCGATGTGATTTACGTTGCAGATCCGCACTGGCAATCGGCCTTTAACCTGGTGCTGTCTGGCCGCGTTATGGAAGTATCAGGCGTGCAAGTATTCCTGGCCTACCGTTGCGACGCGAAAGCTGGAGACACTCTGATCCTGAATACTGACGACGGCAAGCCAGTGCGTCGCACCATTGCCAGCGTTTCGGCAGACGGAAAAACCATCACGCTAAACGTTGGATATAACTTTGACGTTGCACCTGACAGCGTATTCCTGATCGAAAGTGATCAGCTTGCAGCGGAACAGTATGTAGTAACCAGGATTGAAAAGGGTAGTGATGACGACGAGTTCACTTTCGCGATCACGGCTACGCAGTACAACCCAAACAAGTATGATGCGATCGACAACGGAGTAATTACCGATGACCGACCAACTTCGGTTGTTGACCCGGACTCATTGGGCGCTCCGAAAGACTTAACAATTAGTTCATTTTCTCGCATTGTCCAGGGTATGAGCGTCGAGACGATGGTGATCGGTTGGTCTGCCGTGCAGTATGCAAAACTGTACGAGGTGCAATGGCGCAAGGATGGCGGTAACTGGAACAACGTTCCGCGCACTGCGACAACGCAGGTTGATATTGAAGGTATCTATGCTGGTGAGTATCAGGCCCGCGTAAGGTGCATTAGCGGCGGGAATGTAGCGTCTCCGTGGTCTGCATTGGCAAGCGCTACGCTGACCGGGAAAGTCGGAGCGCCAAAAGGCCCGATTAACCTTTTTGCGTCGGACAATGAGATCTTCGGCATTCGCGTTAAGTGGGCCATGCCGGAAGGAGCGGAAGATACGGCATACATTGAACTTTACCAGTCACAAAGCGGAACCGATCAGGATGCAAGCCTGCTTACCCTGATTCCCTACCCGGCTTCTGAATACTGGCATTCAATTCTTCCCGCTGGCTACGTGAACTTCTACAAAGCCAGAAGCGTAGACCGTATCGGCAACGTTTCAGCGTGGACTGATTACGCTCGCGGCATGTCGTCTACTGACGTTAACGCCATCACGGATACGATCCTGGATGAGATCCTCGACAGCGACGCGATGAAAGAACTTCAGGTGAGTGCACAGGATAGTGCGGCAAAACTCAATGACTACGCTAACAGCATCATCCAAAACGCATTAGCGAATGATGGAGATGTTAGAATCATGAGAAAGGAGAATGGAAAGAGGAAGGCTGAGATTAAACGCGCAGAAGTTCTCATAGCAAATGAGACGGAAGCCAGGGTGCAGCAGGTTAACCAGATATCGGCAGAGTTCAACGAAAACCTCAATTCTGGATTAACTCAAGTTAACGAGGCGTTGGCGAATGAAACTGAGGCTCGCGTTACGTCGGAGGAGGCGCTATCAGCAAGGATTGGCCAGAACTCCGCAGCGCTAGATCAGAAACTTGATTCGTGGGCAAACGTTAATGGAGTTGGTTCAATGTATACAATGAAGCTGGGGCTGACTTACAACGGCCAGGAATACAATTCCGGGATGGCCCTACAGCTTACCTCACAGGGTGGAAACGTTGTTTCTCAAGTTCTTTTTATTGCTGATAGATTCGCTATCATCCGAAATGCAGAGTCTGGAGCATACACGTTGCCGTTTGTTGTGCAGAATGACCAGGTTTTCATGAATAACGCGCTTATTCAGGATGGGTCTATTACCAACGCTAAGATCGGTAACGTCATTCAGTCAAACAACTACATCGCCGGACAGCAAGGATGGATGATTAACAAGAATGGAGGATCTGAGTTTAATAACGTTACCGTTCGCGGCCATATAGAGGCTAACAGCGGAACGTTCAAGGGCACTCTTGAGGCTCAGAGCTTCATAGGTGATATTGCAGTTGCCAGAAGATATGATGACTTGAGTTTTCGCAGAAACAACACCGTTCAGCGTGACGGGTACTATCAAAATCGCGGCTATAGCATGACGATAGTTCTTAGTTGCACATTAATCTATGCGGTTACAGGGGGGGGAGATGCCAGAAACGGATATATTGTTGAAATTACGTTCAATATTGGAGGGCGGCAGGTAACTAGACTTTTCCCAGTCAACCCAAGACTAACAGCTGGTATTTATGCTGCTGAATTTCGATTTTCCGCTGATATTCCAGCAAATTACAGCAACACTTCTTTCTTTGTGAGAGCGAAAGGTAGGGGCGCAACTTGGGATTATAGTTGTAAAATTGAGAACATCACAGCAACCGCATTCCGCACAAACTCAAATAGCTTTACATAACAAAAAGGGGCCGGCGGCCCCTTTTTTTATAATTCTCTATTATTCATGGCTACCAATGTAAAAACGCATGATCACATCAATTCAGATCGCGTTCTTTTCTACCATCTAGTCAATGGCGACAGCGCTTTATAGCCTGGCTTTGCTCAGGTTATTCTACTTAATTAGTAGAACGAGGGCGCTTGATACGTATCTATTCATTCTTCATAAAATTAGTTTTTGATCACGACACCAGAAAGTTTCTGGCGCTTTACCATAAAAAAAACCCCGCCGAAGCGGGGTTTTAATCTGCGCTAACCGTTGCAGGCACTAAAACCACTTGGAACTGCGGTTCGGCAGCATCCAGCATGGGAAACACCCCCATTACTGGAATCCAGTAATACTCCCGCACCTCCATCCTGGCGGGAGCGCCAATGTTTATCTAACCAGTGTTTCTAGGCTCGTTAGCCGGTCTATTACCAGTGAGGAAATACGCGCAGGCCCAGTGTCCGCATTGAGGTGGATACGGGAAGGGTTAGTGTCACCTTCCGTCATCAGGAAGTTGCTGCTGTTAAACTTCGTCCATCCGCAATCGGCGTTCAGGTCAATCAATGGGAAACCGTAGCGCAGTGCCACGGCCCGTATTGCTGCCGCATAGTCAGATACCCGGCCGTACTGGTTCGTTTCACCATCAACCCAGGCAGACGAACGCGGTGCGTCATAGTCCCCATTAAACGGTGTCGCCCAGAAGATTGGTTTAGTAGGGGCGCGCGCCCGCAACTTCTGGGCAATGATGTTAAGAGCCCCATAGACCGTCGTGTTGACAGTGTCCCCGATACTTCCCAGCGGTATGTTTTGCGCCCAATCGTTTGTACCCCAAGGGCCACAAATCCACACGTCAGCAGAGGTGTTTAGTGCGTTGATTCGCACATCATCACACATGCTGATTTGCGATGCTGCGCTGTCAGGCTTGGCAATCTTAGAGCCACCCACCCCGTGATTCAGGAATGAACACCCGAGTTCTTCCGCGACAAGCGGCTGCCACTTGTTATAGGCTACGTTGCTATCACCCAGCACTTCAATTACCTTGCCAGACCAGGGGCTAGTCGAGGCGCCACCTCCACCTGGCACCACAACATACTTCTTGGCCACAATTGGGAGTGCGGTTCGGGTAGTGATTCCGATTTTTGTAGTGCCTGCTGGCGGGGACAGCTCGTAGTCAGTGTAGTCTACCGAATCCGTAGTGCCGTCCACCTCTGTTCCTATAACCACACCTACACTGTTAATGTAGACCGCCAGAGAAACACCACTACCGTTCACGCGGGCCGTGACTTTCCAGCGATCCCCTGTAGTGTAGTCAAACAGAGAACAGTCAAACGCGCTGTTAGACACAATCGCGCCGTTAAATCGGTTGATGTAGGCACCTGCCGTAATAGGCACGTCCTGTTTAACGAAGTCATAAACCAGGGACTCTTCTATCTTCTGTACACGAACACCAAGGGAGTCGATACTGGACAATACCGAAGCAGTCTCAACGACCGCCAGTTTCTTAACATACATCTCAGCCGAATTACGTCCAGTGATTCCAATCTGAGTGGTTCCAGCCGGTACGTTAAGGCGGTAGTTGGTGTATTTCTGCGGAGTTGTTGTACCGCGACCTTCAACACCAAGAACAGTACCTGCTGCATTCATGTACACAGCAAGGGCAGTGGCAGAGCCTGTCACCAGCGCTGTAACCAGCCACCCATCCCCATCGCTGTGTGGGATGATGGTACAGTTCAGTGCGGTGTTATCAGTCATAACCCCTGTATTGGGGTTGATAAACTTCCCTGTTTGCCAGGTCGCCTCATATGCATATCCGACAGAGATAGCACCCTGCAACGCATCCACGCGCGAGGTCAGGCCTGCGATGCCTGAAGAGACAATCGCCGACATATAGATCTTGTCAGGAGCGGCACGAATAAATTCAGGCTGAATAGAACCAACAGCGGCCGCATAGGCTCCAACCTTGAACGATCCTGGTGTCCTGTTTTCTACACGAATTCGTACATACGACGCCCCAGAAGGAACAATATCTGTTAAAACTGGAACATTAATTCCTGAAGCCAGTCCAGTTACGGATTTTGAGGATATCATCGTACCGCTCGCGGACATCCAGAATATACGAAACATAGCACCAGCATCCTGAAACCATGCCAGCACAGAAAAGGTCAATTGATCGCCAACCCTTACAGGCAGGCGGGCAAGGTCATAATATTTATCCGCAGACCACACGCCGGAATACTTCGCCACTGGAGTCGGTAGCGGAATGTTGGCATCATCAGTACTAAATGTAACAGTAGCTCCGCGATACCAGTCCCATGCGCCAAACTTAGGATTAACGGCTGAATATTCATTAAACGCGTCGAATAAAATGTTGCCTCTGCGCAAAGAGGAATACGCTGGAATTTTTCTTCCGGTTGCTGTCAATGTACCATCGGTATTGATAACCTCAATTGAAAGATTATTGTCATCTGAGTCACGATAATAAGCAGTTGATCCCACCGGTATATTACCAGCATCAGCATCAGCCTGTGCCGCAGCCAGCGTCGGAAATTCGCGGATTGTACCTGTTATTGCTGCCGAACCAGGAACTCGCGCAACTTCTTCAGCAACGCCATTATTATTTTTAAAAAGTTTGAATGAAACAAAACTTCCAGAACCCTGAGGAACCTGAAAAAATTGACCACTTGATGTGGCAGCCAATCCTGCCGCCTCATCCGAGAACATGTTTCCCACTTCTGACGCCTGAAGTATGTAGCCCTTAGATTCTGCTGCGGCATTTTCTGATTCGTTCTTAGCAGCTACCGCCGCGTCTCTTGCATTCTCTGCTGCAATCTCTGAAGTCTTTGCGGCTGTTTTGGATGCCTTGGCGTTGTTCTCCGAAGTTTTTGCAGCGCTTTCAGACGCCTTGGCGTTGTTCTCCGAAGTTTTTGCAGCGCTTTCAGACGCCGCAGCCGCCGACGCGCTCGCGTCCGCCGCT